TTATGCCTAGAAGTACTGAATTCCCGCACAACAAAAAACAGGCCGCCGCACAGGTAGCTAAATTAAAAGCTGCCGCTGCTAAGAAGAAAACGGCCGGTAAGTCCTATGGGAAGAAAATGGCCGGTAAGTCCTATGGGAAGAAACTTACAGCTAAGCAAAAGGAATTTGCAGCAATGACTCCCGCCCAGAAAATGGCCGCAGCCGAAAAAGCTGCAAAAGCCTCTGGCTCATTAAAGCCGAAGAAGTCTAACGCTGCACTGATAGCTAAATTAAAAGCTGCCGCTGCTAAGAAGAAAGCTAAGCCCAAGGCTAAAGCTAAGCCAAACACGAATGTGAAAAACTTACCTTTCAAAAAAGGCACTAAAAGCAAAGTAGTGGCGAAGCCTGCTAAGAAAGGCGCGAAGCAGAAACTTAAGCTCTACTAATATATGACGAATGACGTAGAGAAACGCACCTGTAAAAGGTGTAAAAAGCTGCATCCAGCGACTTTGTACGCTGAGACAAGTGGCCTCTGCGTTTATTGCAAAGCGGACGATGTTGATGCACTACCGACACCAAACTCGCCAAGTGACCCTGAGCTTGAAGCAGAGGAGTTATCTCTTGAAGAAAAAGCTAAAGCAGAACTCGCTCTCCGATTCCTCACAAGGAAACGGCTCCTCCCTTTTGTCGAACGTTTTAACCCAGATTACACAGCTGGCTGGGTCCATAAAGACATCTGCAATAGACTTGAGCAGTTCTCTAAAGATGTGGCTGAAAAGAAGTCTCCAAGACTTATGCTCTTTATGCCACCTCGACACGGTAAGAGCACACTCGCGTCAGTGGCGTTCCCAGCTTGGCACCTTGGCAGACACCCTCAGCACGAGTTCATCAGCTGTTCTTACTCAGGCTCGCTCGCAATGGGGTTCAGCCGTAAAGTACGTCAGCTCTTACGTGAACCAACCTATAAAACTGCCTTCAAAACCAAGCTCGACCCAGATTCGCAGTCTGCTGAAGCGTGGCTTACTACTGATGGCGGGGGTTTTGTTGCTGCCGGTGTTGGCGGCGGTATTACTGGTAAGGGTGCTCATATCCTTGTCATCGATGATCCGGTAAAGAACCGTGATGACGCTGAATCCGCAAACGCCCGTGAAAGTACCTGGGACTGGTATACATCTACAGCGTACACCCGTCTTGCCCCTGGTGGCGGTGTGCTGGTTATTCTTACTCGTTGGCACGATGACGACCTTGCGGGAAGACTACTTAAAGCAGCAGATGCTAATGGCGAGCAGTGGGAAGTTGTTAACTACCCAGCACGGGCAGAGGTCGACGAACAATTTAGAAAGGCCGGAGAAGCACTCCACCGTGAACGCTACGACGAAGAAGCACTAGCACGAATTGAGAAAGCAGTTGGCCCCCGTGATTGGTCAGCGCTCTACCAGCAAAACCCCGTTGCTGATGACGGTGATTACTTCACTAGGGACATGGTCCAGTACTACGACCAGGACGACGTTGACTATGGCGCTATGCGCTATTACGCCGCATGGGATTTGGCGATCGGTAAGAAGGATCGCAATGACTACACCGTAGGTATGGTGATCGGCGTAGATGAATACGATCAGTTGTTCGTTGTCGATGTAGTACGAGGACGGTTCGATGGTTTCGAGATCGTAGAGCGGATACTTGACCTCTATGAAGAGTGGAAGCCCTCGATCATTGGCATTGAGAAAGGACACATTGAAATGGCCCTTGGTCCGTTCCTCGAGAAACGTGTCCGCGAACGAGGGTTATTTGAAGCCTACTTTAAGGACTTAAAGACTGGGCGAAGGGACAAAGAGGCTCGAGCACGAGCCATCCAAGGTCGGATGCAACAGGGCATGGTATTCCTGCCCAAGGACGAACAGTTTACAGGCCCTTTGGTCGCAGAGCTTCTGCGGTTTCCAAACGGCGTACATGACGATCAGGTCGACGCATTGTCTTGGCTAGGTTTAATGATGACGGAATTTTCGACATATCAAGCACCCGTCTACCATGAGCCCTCGTGGCGCGATCGACTACCCTATCTTGGTAAAGAACTGAGAAGTAAATCAGCTATGAGCGCATAAATATGAAGAAGCAGAAAGTAATACTGACCCCCGCCGAAGAGCAGCATTTAGCTTCGAGTCAATGGGACCGCTACGTACGAGCCCGCGACCACGGTCACCTCGAATACATACACATGGCGAAGAAGTGTGATGATTTTTACCGTGGTGATCAATGGGATATGGAAGATCAAGATGCGCTAGAAGCCGAAGGTCGACCCGCCCTTACCATCAATACAGTACTACCTAC